TCCAAGCCATGCGCGGAGAGTTGTAGTATGCGTGTACTAGAACTATTTTGTGGAACAAAGAGCATAAGCAATGCTTTCAAAGCAAAAGGTCACGAAGTTTTCACGGTGGATTGGAACAAAGATTTTCAACCAGATTTGGCGATAGATATTGAAAGTCTAACGACTGAACAGGTAATCAATCTGTGTGGTGGTGTTCCTGATGTAATCTGGGCTAGTCCAGATTGTGCGACATATTCAGTTGCCGCTATTAGTTACCACAGAAGAAAACAATCAAATGGAAGCCTAGAACCGATAACCGAATATGCTAAAAAATGCGACAGGGTAAATAAACATCTTATTGAACTTATTAACCAATTACAACCGAAATATTGGTTTATAGAAAACCCACGAGCTGGATTGCGGAAAATGGATTTCATGCAAGGATTATCACGATATACAGTCACATATTGTCAATATGGCGATAAGCGAATGAAACCAACAGATATTTGGACAAATCATCCCAATCCACGTTTTAGACCTGTGTGCAAGAATGGCGAAAAATGTCATGAATCAGCACCAAGAGGAAGTAAAACTGGTACACAAGGGCTAAAAGGTGCAAAAGACCGTGCAAGAATCCCCAAAGCATTATGTGAGCATATTGTTGATATATGCGAGGAGGATTAATAATGCAAGCGATAGAAAGGCATATAGCCGAAATGAAACGGCTTAAAACAGCATTTAATAAAACCAAAAGCATATACCTCAAAAACGATTATGCAAAAGCCATAAGGCACATGCAAGAGGAACTACGAGAGTACTGCGACCACAGAGGCTTGAGCTACAAGGAAGTTATAAATGACCTTTTCGGAGATAAGCTATGAAACACACCATAGGCGATTTGAGGCAATATCAATCGTTGCCGTTATCAGCAAAAATCATCATGACACAACGCAGAATAAGATCCTGGTATGACTACTGGGATGGGCAAGTTTACGTATCTTTTAGTGGTGGAAAGGACAGTACAGTTCTGTTGCATTTGGTCAGAGAACTGTATCCAGATGTAGAAGCAGTATTTGTCGACACAGGACTTGAATACCCAGAGATAAGACAGTTTGTCAAAACCTTTGATAACGTTACAATACTTCGACCAGAGATGTCCTTTGTGGAAGTGTTAAAGAAGTATGGATATCCCATGATAAGCAAAGAAGTGTCGGAGTGTGTTGCACAAGGTCGAAAGTGTTTAGCGACAAAAGGTAAAAAATATCATTACAGATTAGAAAAGCTAATGGGAACAGCAAAAGACAAAAACGGCAATCTCAGTATTTACAATAAGACAAAGTGGAAACCACTCTTATATACGGATTTTGTTAGTAGCAATTGGTGCTGTAATGTAATGAAAAAGAAACCAGTAAAACAGTTTGCAAAAACAACAGGCAAAAAACCGATGACCGCACAATTGGCAAGTGAAAGCAATTTGCGTGAGCAGCAATGGCTCAAAAACGGATGTAATGGCTTTGAGATGAAATCGCCAATAAGCAATCCAATGTCCTTTTGGACGGAACAAGATGTGCTGCAATACATCAAAGAAAACAACTTGCCGATAGCATCGGTATATGGAGATGTTGTCTACAAGGGTACGGATGGCAATCTATACGATAACATAATCGGTAACGGAAACCTTACAACAACAGGTTGTAGCCGAACAGGATGTATCTTTTGTGGCTTTGGGTGTCACTTGGAGAAATCGCCTACACGTTTTGAGAGATTACGAGAAACACATCCACGTCAATACGAATACTGTCTTGGTGGTGGCGAGTATGTTGATGGCATTTGGCAACCAAACAAGCGAGGATTAGGAATGCGCCATGTGTTTGATGAACTAAACCAAATCTATGGCGATGGATTTATTAAATATTAGGAGGTAGATATGTATAGCGCCAGACCTAAAATTGATACTTTTGAGGACAACATGCCAAATGTATTCATAGGAATACTAAAGAGAGCAGTAGCAGATTACAGACTAGCACTTAAAAAGAAAAAACAACGAGCTATAGATAAATTAGAAGATTTCTTTTACTCAGACTACTGCGAGCAAATCCTTGCTTGCATTGAGTTTAATAAAGATATCTTTTACGAAAAACTAGGCCGTATAGAAAAACAATATGCATAAAAGGAGCATCGTTTATGGCAACAGCAATTATTTATGGACCTCCAGGTAGTGGAAAAACTGTCAACGCGACAATTGTTCCAGGCAAAACATTACTACTCTGCAGCGACAACTCATCAGTTGTTTTGAACCACTTTGAAAGACCTGATCTCACAATCAAGGAGATTGCTAGCTTCAAAGAGTACGTGACTGAATTTGAAAACGCAACAAAATCTAAACAGTACGATACGGTTATTACCGACTGTCTTACTGATTTAATCGATGGATATATTGTCGAGTGCCGAGAATCTGGCAAGTTCAACGATATACGACAAGCATACATGGCCGTATATACAAAAGTCAAGTTTCTTGTTCGAGCAGCAGCTCACTGTGGAACAGATTGTATCTTTACTTGCTGGGAAGATATTGAAACTCTTACCGATTCTGAAGGTAATATCATTAACAGACGGTCCCCTTTGCTACCAGCAAAAATAAAGCAACAGGTGTGTGGCTTGTGTAACATTCTTGCCGTTGTAAGCACTGGTAAGGATAAAGAAAACAACACTCGCTGGTTCTATATCTTGGAAGGCAACGAAACACGTATGTGTAAGGACCAGTTGCACAATAGAAAATCTTGTCTTCCACAACATCTTTTCACAAACAATAAATAAAAGGAGATATAAATTATGGCTATTAATTTTACATATGATGCATCACAATACGAGGCAAAAGACTTCAGTGTTCTACCAGAAGGAGATTACAGAGTTAGAATCTCTAATGTACAAGAAAAGACCTTTAAGTCTGGTAATGAGGGGTTTGAAGTAACGTTAGATGTAAATGGCTCAAACAGTCATTTGTGGTTCTATCTTGTTATTGATGCATCTAATCCTAAACAAACTAACCAAAGACTTGGTACATTCTTTGATTCGTTCGGTATTACTAATCACAACCTTGCTGCTTACAGCACTTGGGTAAACAAGGTTGGCGCAGTACGTGTTAAACACGAAACATGGAACGATACTGTATCAGCAAAAGTAGCTTATTGTATTGCGAAAAACAAGCAAGACAAACTGCCACCTTGGGTAGATAACAGTATGCAAGATATACCACCATATCTGAAACCAATCACGGTTGCAGAGGATGATATGCCCTTTTAAGTGAGGTGAATATGAAAAGTATTAAAGCCGAGTTATCCGACAAATTAAGATGCATAGAATTGCATACCTTTAGTGACTGGCATATCGGAGATGAGCACTGCGATATGCAGTCAATTAAAGCAGAAGTGGAAAAAGTCAAGGTAACTCCAAACGCTTATTGTATATTGAATGGCGATTTGTGTAACACAGCAACCAAAACATCTGTATCGGATATCTATTCCGAAAAGATGTCAATTATGAAACAGATCCAAACCTGTATCGAACTATTAGAGCCTATCAAAGACAAGATACTTTTTATATCTAATGGCAACCATGAAAATCGCACATACAAGAACGATGGTGTTGAAATAATGAGACTAATCGCAAAGCAACTAGGTTTGGAAGATAAATACTGTGGTGAAGGTGGTGTGCTGTTTGTAAGGTTTGGCGATGGTGGATTTCATCGAAGAAAACAAGCTTACTCCATCTATATCACTCACGGTACTGGTGGTGGCAAAAAAGTAGGTGGCAAGGTAAACCGCTTGGAAGATCTAGCAGGAATTGCTGATTGCGATATCTATATCCACAGTCACACTCACTTGCCTCTCATATTCAAGCAAGGATTTTATCGTTTGAGCTGGCAGAACAGCAGTGTATCTTTGGTGGAAAAACTGTTTGTCAATAGTTCTGCACAACTCAACTACGGTGGCTATGGACAAACGCAAGGGTTTAAGCCAGCTAGCAAATCTACACCAGTAATCTATCTAAATGGATGCAGAAGGGAGATGGTAGCGAAACTATGATTACGCTTCGTGACTACCAAGAAGCACTGTATCAAAAAACACGAAACGCATTCAAAAAAGGAGCACGCAGGGTGTTAGTAGTAGCACCCTGTGGTGCTGGCAAAACATTCTTGTTTGCAAAGATGGCTGAAAATGCACATGGCGAAGTACTAGTATTAACGCATCGCCAGGAGTTACTACGACAAACACAAAAACTGTTCCGGGAACACGGTATAAATGCAAGGTTTTCCATGATATTAACAGAAGCACACAGGCTAGGACAATATCCAACTCCGAAACTAATAATCACGGATGAAGCACATTTATCCCGAAGCAACTCTTGGACAAAAGTGTTGGATTATTACGACACATTTGTATGTGGTTTTACAGCCACGCCTGTTCGACTAGATGGCAAGCCACTAGGCGACATTTACGATGAATTAGTGCAAGAGGTTTCTGTCAAGTACCTAATAGAAAACCACAGGTTGGCACCGTATGAATATTACGCGCCGACCGTTGTAGAAACGGATGGACTACGTAAGCAAGCTGGGGATTTCATTATCTCAGATATGGAACAACTTATGAGTGATAGAGCCATCTATTCAGATGTCTTCAAATCGTGGACAACTCTAGCAAAAGGTCAAAAAACCATTGCGTATTGCGTATCTGTTAAGCATGCAAAAGAAACTGCAGAGATGTTTAATAATAACGGATACAGTGCAGTTGAGATAGATGGAAATACACCAGACAAACAACGTGCAGAGATTATGGAAAGATTTCGTAATGGCAAAATTACTGTACTATGCAATGTCGGTATCATATCCGAAGGGATCTCAATTGATGATGTTTCTTGTTGTTTGTTGTTGAGACCTACTGAAAGCCATGCCTTGTATTGGCAACAAGCAATGCGCAGTATGAGGTATCAACAAAACAAAGTTGCAGTCATAATTGATTGTGTTGGCAACTACCTACGTAACCCATTGCCGGATGCCAAAGTTGAGTGGTCATTAACACAATCGGTAAGAAAACGCAAGCAATTTGATAGTGAAGGTAACTTTACAATTAGAACATGTGCAAAGTGCTTTAAGGTGTTTAGTACAGCAGTTAAATGCCCTTACTGTGGCTATGAGTACAAACCGCATCCAAGAGAAATAAAGAGAAAAGAAGAAATAGAACTGCAACGAATTACCGCAGAACAAGCGGAACAAGCAGAGCTAGAACGTAGGCGATTGCGCCAAGAACAAGGTCGAGCAAGAACCTTTTCAGAGCTAGTTGCCCTAGGACAAAAGCGTGGAGTGAAGAACCCTGCATTTTGGGCGCAGTGTATATTAAGAAGTAGAAACAGGGGGTGACTCCTATTAACAAGGAAACAATTTTACAAAATCAAATCATTTGTGTTTTATGTGAGCGAGGGCATTATGCTGCAAATCATACTGTCGGCGAGTTCTATACCAAATATGGTAGTAGAGTAAAGATTGGTACACCTGGCGAAGCAGATATCTATGGACACCGTAAAGATGGTAAAGCGTTTTATCTTGAGGTAAAATTACCTGGAGAGAAACCTCGCAAAAACCAATTAGATTTTATTGAAGCCATGTACAGAACTGGTGCTATTGCTGGTTGGTGTACATCGGTGGAAGATGCAATTAAAATTGTGGAGGGAACAACATGACAACCTTTGGTTCAAGACTAAGTGCAATGTTAGATAAACGAGATATGACCTATGAAGACTTGGCTGAAAAAACATACATGTCCAAAATGGCTATCTGGCATTATATCAACAAGGATGTGTTGCCTACTGCTGACAATCTAAAGGCAATATGCGAGGCATTGGACGTTAGTGCAGACTATATGATAGGATTGGAGACATCCGAGTGAGAAAAGGCACAATAAACATATCCTATATAAGAGGTGGAAAACAAGTGAAAACAATTCACAACAAACTAGTCCGTGACAACATACCGGAGATTATACAAAGAAGTGGTAAAAAAGCACATTACCGTGTGTTAGATAACGATAAAGATTTTGATAAAGCTCTAAAACTTAAACTAATAGAAGAAGCTAACGAACTATATATTGCCGAAACTGAAGAAGAATGCGTTGAGGAACTAGCAGATATTGTTACTGTGTTATCCTGTCTGCTTGCCAACCGTGAGAGAACAAAAGCCGTTGCAAGGGCAAAGTTATATCAAAAGGGTGGATTCTTTGAACGATACTTCTTGGAGAGTGTGGAAGATGAAGAATGATACCAACGAAATAAAGAATAAAATTACCGTTCTGGATTATTTGCAACGATATATGGGTGTGACTGCGAGAGAAAACTCTCGCATCATTTCTCCATTGCGTAACGGTGCAACAAATCCTACATCCTTTCAAGCACAACGCGACTTCTGGTGGGATTTCGGTGGTGGTTTCGGTGGCGATGTCATAGATTTGTGTGCAAGGCATAAGTTTGATGGAGATGTCGGCAAGGCAATTCGTTTTCTGGCAGAAGCAACTGGCACCACAACGGAAGACTATTCCAAGTGGCGAGATTATACACAAAACCTATGCAACAAAATTGCATACTGGCACACA